AATGTTGTTTTCTTCTTATCTTCATCCTTTTCCCAAACATCTTTATCCTTGACATACATTACTTCTCTCTTCAAATCACTACAATGAATTGGACGTTTATGCACATCCAATTCTTTCAAATTCTTCAAGAAAATATCGCTGACTCCTTTCACATAACCAACCTTTCCTGTATTTTCAAGATCAGAAAACTGCACTTTGAGAGAACCAATAAAATCCATAATATTCATTGCATCTTTACATTCTTCATTCAAAAACACGTTCAAATTAAATTGATTATTTGTAGTATTGTTGCAATTGTTATTAGTAATTGAAGAATTTTTTGTTTTTGCAAGTTCCATTATTTGTTTTGACTGTTCCAAAATCACGTCTTTAAACTCATTATTTTGTTGAAGGAGAGATAAAAACATATCCTTGTCTATTAAATTACTATCATGTTTGGCGTTTTCTCCTAATTTGTTGTATGAACATTTCTGCTTATGCTTCCATAATCCTGATTTTGTATTGTATATTTTATTGCATTCGCACAAATAACCATTTTTAACGAAATTAACGATTTCCTTTTGTTCCTGTTTAGTTCCAATGGCCCGTTTTTTGTGTTTTGCAGTTAAAAGATGATTTGTGTAATCATATTTACGTGACCAAGAATGGTCACACAATTTGCATTCGTATTTCTTGACGAATTTTGACGAGTTTACGAATTCCATCAGTTCCATATATTGGAAACAGAAAATTCGTCTAAATAGTTTGCGTAAAAACTTAAAAATTTTATGCTCACACTTTTTTCAACAAAAAATCGGATTTTAGAGCATTCTGGTCACACCTCACTTTTTGACTTATTTTTTCCAAAAGTCAATTTGGCTTTTGAAAAATGGACAAAAAAAATGTCCAAAATTGAAAAGGCGAAATGGACTTTTAAAATTTGTTAAAACATTGAGGTCCTGGGATTTTGGTGCTCTATTTTAGCATTTGTTTGTAAATTTTGCGCATCATTATGGTAACAAAATACAGGCGTTGATACCAGGTTGTTACCATAACTTCGCAACCAAATAGGTCGCAACTTTTAATTCAATGTGATTTTTTATAGATCTTATATATATGGCAGGTACAAGTGTTAGTCTATATGGATCAGTCGGTCCAACATTAAGCATACCAGGACTTGCTTCTGGATTTAGAGCTCAATATGGTACTCAGTTTTCTTTAGGTAAAGGTATTCCTGGTTTCATTCCTCAACGTCTTATAAATACAGAGGTGGGTTATGAGGAATTTATGAATGATCGCGATATTGTTGTGGAAGGGTGGAATACCAACTATAGGAGAGAAAAGGTTTCTTACAGCGGCGTCCCTGCTCGTGCAATCACACCTTTCCGTGCAGTCAATAATGCAGGTGATCTTCTCAGTCGTAAGTACTACACTTGTGGAGGTCCTTGCCAGACCTTCCAAAGCAGACCAGGTATGTTTGGTTTGAAGCAGCGTTTTGGTGCTGTTATGCTTCAGTGTGATGGAACTGGAGTGGAGGCAGCAGCTTGCAACACCAAATACGTATATGATAGCTCTGATTATTCAAGATACTTAAAACAACGTGCAATTAACCAGACATACAACAACTTGTCAAATGGAGGAGATAATAACAGCAGTGCTCAGGTTGCTTGGCGTGGAATTCGCAGATATTAGACGTTCTCAATCTTTTTCTATAAATTATATATTATTTGAGCAATAATAAAAATAATAATATATAATAAATGACCACAATAGCTTATCATCAATATACCAATATTCCATATTCAGGAGGTTCTTATACTTCGGCTCCTATTACTGCGCCTATGAACACAGCGCAAACAACTGGTGCAATTCGCATTAACCACACTTTAGGTGCATTGCCAGGAATTCATCCAAACCCCCCTCAATTTGGCGTGGCAGATGGATCCAGCGAATTTTCTAATTCTAGGCGTTATTATTGGCGCACGGCGCAAAGTGTGAACGCCCAAGCTGCTGCAACTGTTTTGGCCAAAGCTTCCAGACCATCAAACTTCACTGCTTATACAAGCCAACGTCAATATGCTGTGTCTACACATATGAATTATATTGCACCCAAAGATTCATCACAAAGAACCGAAATGTTGAAGGCCAAAGCAGTAGGAAAGAGCTCTTACAAAATTGGTCTACCTGTTGAAGCTCCACTTTCTTATAAGAGTTATGATAGGAATGACGTGAAAACAGCACTCAAATTCGCCAGATCTGGAGGATGCGTCGCACCTGCAAAGAAAGGATCCATTTATAATCGTAGTTTGTGCAATGGACGTGTTTGTGCTTGGGGCGCTCAAGTAAGTTCTACTTATTCTTAAGAAATTTATAGGAAAATATTATTAAGTTATATTATAATGAACAAGTATTTAGTAGAATTTTTAGGCACATTGCTTTTATCTTTTGTTATCTTTGCAACAGGAAATTATTTGGCAATTGGTGCTGCTTTAGCGGTCTGTGTATTAATTGGAGGTCCTATTAGCGGAGGCGCGTTCAACCCTGCCATTACTGTTGCGCTCTTATCTGCGGGTAAATTGGCATCCAATGATGTGATCCCTTATATTGTTGCCCAAATTGCCGGAGGTTTAGTCGGATTTGAACTAGTAAAGGCTTTTATTAAGAAATAAATATATGTCGGATTTTTTAATTAATATAATATAATTTTCTGGAGATATATTATATTATGAGTATGTTTAATTCATCACCAAAACAGTGTTCACCTGATCAAGTAAGTAAAAGCGGTCTTATGGGTCAATATTGCGAAGATTTACCAGCAACCCAACAATCTTGCGCTCAACAAGGCAAAGATTTTCAACCAGCTGGAATGATGTCTTCTGCGAAGTGTATTCAGCGTATGATGAATTCTGGAGCTGGAGATCTTGCTGGTCAACCATTCCCTAGACAAAATTTTAATAATGGAACTAGTCGCACTAGTAATACTTTCGGAGCACCTATCCAGGAACAATCTGGATCTTTTACTATTGGTGGTAATAAACGCAGATCTAGAAAAATGCGCGGCGGATCAAGCGAAACAGGAGTGATGCCTCACTGCGCCAAGGTATGGAGCCAACAAGGTCAATACCCTTATGCATTGGAACCAAATATGATGGGTGGTAAAAAATGGAAGAAGAATATGATGATGGGAGGAAAATGGAAGATGATGGGAGGATCAACTGTTGTACCAATGCACCCACACGGTCTTGCAGCTCACGCGGCATCAGTCAAAATGGGTGGTGCTAGACGTAGTAGAAGCCAAAGGCAACAGAGAAGCCAAAGGCGTAGCCAAAGACGCGGAAGAAGCCAAAAGCGTAGTCAAAGAGGCGGAAGAAGCCAAAGACGCAGCCGTCAACAAAGACGTAGTCAACGTCGCCAAAGACGTTAAATCCAATAGAGTGACAAAGTTTATAAAAACATATATAATGCAATAATTACATATGTTTATTTTCAAGCTCCATTTCTTTCAATTCCATTTCTTTCAATTGCCACGCTTCTTCTCAATGATTCTATATAAAACATAAATTCCTAGAATACTCAAACAAGCAAAATAGAGTTGTACAATTGGGTCATCAGGCATACCTAACTCTCCATAACTTTGCGGTTCATTTTTCATATTTTGAAAGGCCATTGAACAAGGCACCCCAGTAACAGGATTTTTTCTACCTCCTTTTTCGTGAAAAGAGCAAGGCGGGATATTTGCAATATCCGCTAATGCAACATGATGTGTCTCATTATTTGATACATTATTGTTATCAAGAACCTCCATTGAAATCTCTTGGCAGTCTGGTTTGGAACCAGCCATAAAAGACCCCAAAATTGCAAAAGGATTCAACACATTTGCATCACTCAATACACCAGGGATCAATCCTCTAAATTCACTAAATTGTACACCTGCAGCATTACTGATTAATGGTATTGAACCATCCGCGACATTATCCACATAAATAAAACGTTCGGCATCTTGTTTTGAATTTACATCAACGCATTTTCCACCAGTTTGCAAGAAAAACTTATTTCCTAAAGGGTGACCAGTCCTGGATGCATCTCCGCCCCCTTCAACAAGCAATTGTACATAAGCAACAAGTCCCATAATATTTTTTCCAAGTTGTTGCATGGAACCTCTTTCTGACATACCTAGTTGCTGTGGACTATTAATATTTTTTGCATAATTATAAGTAGGACCTAATAGTTTTTCTTCTAATCCTGCTGCACCACTAGCTGCTTGATCAAATATATTTGACATTTATATATATAATTATTTTAGATTTTATTGTAAATTGCAATTTGTAAATTAGAAATAATGTTGCAAGAGAGAAAAAGACTCTTTTTCTTCTTCAGTTGTTCCACCGAAACCTCCCCAACTACTACTACTTGATTCACCGCCTTCGCCTTCAGCATTTGTTTCCCCCTCTTTCTCTCCTCCCATACCGAAAGAAGATCCCCAATCACCACTTGATTCGCCTTCGCCTTCAGTTTTTCCTTCGCCAGGAACAACTTCGCCATCTTCCCCTTCTTCTGTTGCACCAGTTAATCCTCCAACACTATTACCAAAAGATGATACTGCTTCAGAATTTTGCTGTTGAATTCCAGCTAACTGTTCATTTAAATTCTTAACATCTGTTTCTAGTTGTACAACTCTTGGTTCCAATGTAGTCACTTTTTGAACTTCTGCCCTCAATACTTCAATGTTTCCTGCATTTTGTTTGCCTAATATCATTGGATCGTTTGGATATTCCATATATGGTCCAGGAGCAGTCTCAAGACCTTCTCTCAATGATGGGGCTAAAAATTGATAAAGTATTAAAAAAAGGAAAAATATGATAAGAAGGTTTAATAACATAATATAATATATTCAATTATTTTATTCCATAGTTTCCAAGTATTTCTTTTCTTTTTAGATATATATAATGTCTTCAGCAGTTTATCCTCTTGGAATGGAATCTTATAATAATAGAGTACCAACAGGAGGTTATGAAACTTGGAAAGGAACAGGTAAATATTCTTTTCCTGTTGCCATTACTTCTGGTAATATTCGTCCTCTAACAAATAAAGACCCCACAAATCTTGCATCCGGACCTTTTGGCAAACCAAGACCAATTAAGCTTTATCGCAAGGGAACAACAACTCCATCGCCTCTTATTGTGCAAGATCCAAATAATCCAACCAATTATATTTATCTAAATAGTAATCGCGCCGTAAAATCTACAACAAATGGAACCTTGATTGATCAAACAATGTGGGGACCAGGCCGTTTTTCAGTAAAACAAAATCCATCTAATGAAGTCAATGAAACTCTACAACTCAATGCTGATTGCAAGACTTGCGATGGTATTGGGCTCGTCACTAGCTTCAAACCTGAAACATATTTAACAGATAATCCTGAGCAAGTGAGCACGAATTATCCTGGTTCTGTACCAGGAGTTGCAACCATTTGCTGTAATCCAGAGAGAAAGGCACGCAGAATGTGCCTTCCAACAAGTACTAATCTTAAGAAAAATTATTATCAGACTTTGCAACAATATAGGCAAAACAGATGTCAAACATATGAGCAACGCGCTTTCAACTTCAAGACAGGATTAGATAATGCGATTGATGCTTATGATTTGGCTAATAATCCACTTATTAGTCCTTGTCAACTTAAGAATGCTAAACCAGGTGATCCTATTGGCAACTTGAATATGTATGTGGCGAATTGTTATCCAAATATTGATTATTCTACTAGTAGCCAAGCTTATATTATATTACAAGCTTATCACTATATAAAAGATGCAGGACTTTTATCACAGCAAGATATTGATAAATTCAATAGCTTGAAAATAAAAACATTCCAAGCTTTCAATGATTTTCTCTCTTTTCTTACTTCTGGAAACACTGCAAAGGCAATTGCCATTTTTGAAAGAGTGCTTTCCAATCCTTATTTGGGTATGCGTTTATCTGGTCCAAATAATCCTCGTGGATGTAAATTGGTTGTTTATAAACCTAGCAATCCTCAATTCACAAATCAAGGTGGTGTTATGGCTAGTACAAGAACATTGAAACTTGCAGTAACTACAATTGAGAAGAATATTTGCGGAAATACTAATGGCATATCCAATTTGACCAATACTGATCAATACATCAATGCTGGTGGAAATCCGAATAATTCTAATGTGTATAAATCCAAAGTGCCCCCTTGTAATGCAGCTTATTTTACAAGAGACGGAAACCCTAAGACGTGTAATAGCTTCAGAAATTCATTGGACTATCAGAATAAGTTGATATCTATTTTGGGTATTACAAGTGCCGGACCAAACCCGGCTACAAATGGAGTGAGTACAGACTTGTCTGGTTAGAATAACATAATGGTTGGTTATTCATCATCAATAATTTTTTCAATAATATTTTTTATGATGTGTTCAATGCATTCATATTCATTTTCTATTCCTGCTTCTTCTATTCCTGTTTCTGTTTCTTCTATTCCTGTTTCTGTTTCTTCTATTCCTGTTTCTGTTTCTTCTATTCCTGTTTCTGTTTCTTCTATTGCTAGTTCAGACATTTCTTTTAAATTGAACTTCATAGAAGGATTCAAAAATATATTTGGTGCACTATCTTGATCTCCAGTTGTTTCGTGTGAATTTGAGTGTCCTTGTAAAAATATGTTAACTTTTTCTGCAAATTTATTATAAGGTATTTTGAATTTTTCACACATTTGTATACATTTTTGTATGTTATTCTTTTTCAAATTTTCTATTTTTTCTTCTTTATTTTTGTTTTTCATAATATTAATTGCTTGATCATACGCATCTAGTTGTTGTTGACCAATAATAATATTAGATTCTTCAACTTTATTCAAAAAATAATATGGCAGTTCGCAATCAACTAAAGATTTCAAATAATATTTGTGTTTATTCTCTTTCATAAAAACTAGTTGAATAATTAATCTTTTTAAATTTTCAATATAAAGACTATTGTATTGATTCAAGCTAAAACATTTGCAAACTAAAAATCTCTCATTTTTTAATGTGTTAGATGTATTAGGTTTAATAATATAAACTTTTTCATATACGCCTGTCAAGAGGAAAATAATATCTAAAATTGGTCTGTAAAACAATTCATTGACTTTAATAACGCTAACCCCATTATTGCTTTGATAAATAAGAATATTCAAAAATATAAACAATAAATCATTAAAATCTGAATCTAAATCTGAATTTGCATTTGAGTCTGACTCTAAGTCTAAATTATTTTTTTCGTTAACAAGGTCATTTTCAGAAAATTCAGATATGCTTTCATTATTATCAAAATACATAAATTCAATATTGTGAATATTATTGAGTTGTGGAGTTTCTATTGACTTAAATAACTCGTTCATTGAAATATGAACATCTTGATTATCTTCGCGAAGTATATCCAAACATTCAATGCTTGCCTGAGGACAATTTCCAAAGTGCATTGTAGTAATATCTTTTTTTGAAAAAGGATCAAATAAATTAAAAATATGTGTAAGCTCCATTAATAAATAAAATTTTTCTGATGGAGGTTTCATCTTACTTACGGAAAATTTGTATCCAGGAACCTTTGAAAAAAGAAACTCATAACTATTTACAACTTTTAAAATTTCTTCACTAAGTGTAGATTGCTGTTTTTGTTTATTTAAATAATGAATCAAACTATGGGATATTAATGGTTTGGGTTTAAAACCTGTTATTTCGGCTTCCTTTTCTTCAAATTTTGGCGTAATACTTACTTGACTATTTTTTTTTGGCAATATATAATAACTCATTATTGTAAGGTTATTATACATTAATAAATTTTATTTAAGCGTTTATTTTTATAATTCCTAATCAATTTATTCATCTATTGTAAGTTTCAATTTAGGTTTGCTTGTTTTTGACTTTGTTGCCTTCTTGGGTTTTAAGATTATTATAGGTTCCTCTTCAGCTTCTTCTTCTTGCGCTTCGGTCGCCTCCACAAGAACCAGCTTACGCTCCAATTTTTTGGGCTTTCTTGATATAGAAGCAATAACTGTTTGTTCTGCTTTTTTACTTCTGCTCTTTGTCTTAGGTTTATCTGCTGGTTTTTGAGGAACAAACTCCTCTTCTACAAATGTATCTTCCATCATTTCATTCACCACCTTCTCAGCATTCACTGTTCGCACTTTCTTATAAACAAAATACCTATTCAAGAAAGAGATTTTTCGTTCAAATGCATTCATTTCAGATGCCTTGCCATATTCCTTTTTCTTAAATTTGTTCTTTTTGATTTCATCCAACATTTCATTGAAAAGTTCGCTAAAGAGTCCAGAACCCTCAGGTAATCCTAAATGCTGTGCTTCTTCACGGGCCAATAATTCAAAACCATAATTCACCATCAAACGATTCAAGAAATCAAAGTTTACCAAATATTCTGGAGTCAACTTGTTAATGGATTCTTGATAAACTTCTATTTTGTAACCCACGCTAGTAATATCATCTTCAAAAGTTTCTTTGTCATATTCCTTCTTCACTTCCCAAATTTTGGTTTCTCCATCGTAGATTTGTACACTTTCTCCTTGTGCTTTTCCGCGCAACATTTGATAAACGAGCTTACCATCATAACAAGTGCCGATGAAATACCCGCCGATCTTAGTGCATTCCGCCAAGTTACGCATATAACTGTAAAGTGTCTTCTGGTTTTCAAAGAAATAGTGGAGTGCAAATTGACACGATGAAATGTTGAATCCGTCTGCGCCTTTACCCCATTGTCTTGCAACACCGTGTCCAATAATTGCATGATCTTTGGTGCCTTTACCGAATATTGCCTTTGTGGTTTCAATTGCGCGGTCATTTAACATTGCAGCACCAGACTCAATATTAAGCGAACTGTTTCCATTGACAAAGACAGCATAAGGCATATTGCGAAAATCCTTGCGATAATTGAGGAACCGTGCACACGCTCCATCTACACGGTTCTCCAAATTGTCCTTAGCATAATCAATACCAAATACGAAAGACAGGTGTGCTGCAATCCACTTGGGGAAATCGCCGCCCTTGCCACAGGCGTAATCAATCAATGTGTCGCCTTTCTTTGCCACACTTCTAATGATCTTGTTCTTTACATACAAGTTATGAAAATCGCGAAGTGCCTTTACAACATTGCTCTTTGTAATCACATTGTAATAGACGTCGTCATTCGCAATTTCATCGGGAATATTTGCACCGGTTCCGATCATTTCAGCAGGTATAGGATTATGAATAGAACGCCAATTGCTGTTGGCTACGTGGAAGGCATTACCATAATTGGATGCACCGTTCTTGTATTCAGTGGTCTTATCATAACGCACTCTGAGAGGGACCCATCGCCATAAACCTTTACGATCAAAATTATAGGCAAACTCAACAATAGTGTCGTCTCCGAAAACCTCGCCTTCTTGAGTGAACATTTGGTTTACTCCGGTATCATCTTTCCTAAGCATAATATGACATAATCCAGCAGTTGGATCTGGTGGGTTCGTAGGCATAAAGACCGCTTTTTTATAAGTGTCTTCGTTGTCCAGATTTTTGTCTTTGAAATCCGGAAGTCTGTCGTCAATCACGTCTTGGCAAGGATTCAAGTAACCGTGTTTCTTTTCGTCAAACCCGACACATAATAAGAGTGTCTTGTATTCGTCTAATTGATCAGAATGACGAGCATCTAGCCCACTTTGGAAAATGGGTGTGACCAAATCGGAACCTGTTGGGGTCTTCTTAGTTTTCACTAGAAAGTCAATGGTGTTGTATTTGGGTGGCTTCCATTTGAAAGAATAGTCCCAAGTTCTTTTGGATAAAGGTCCTGCTTCGCCTATTTTAGATCCGCCAACCCCAAGGCTAGCTGGTGTAAAGATGAGACCGTCTGTATTATATTCAAAGTCTCCGCGCTCTTCTTGCTTCAATATGAAATTACACGCACCAAATATATTGTCTTCAGGATTTGCTGGATAGAAACGCTTACAGCTAATACGCAACGGCGACGCCTCATCAGGTTTGTCACTACGCACTGCCTCCAAATTTCTGATAATTGATTTTAAAATAGGCAGACGCAATTTATCGGATTTTTCATCTGGTTTTACTTGAACGAATCCATAACTCCTGACGTCTTTCCCTGCAACGAAGTAAATATCAAAAGCTGCATATAAGTTGATGAACTTTCCATTCTTATCACAAGGAATAATTTCGCCATCAATAATGGTGTTGAAATATTCTTTTTTGGGTGTTTGTGCACCACTATAAGAGATCTTCATATTACTATTCAGTAAATATATTTTTCCATCTGCAGAAATAATTAGAATATTACGTTCTCCGTCTGCCTTATCTGTGACGGTGTATCCTTTGCGAATATTGGGGAAATTTGAGTTCTCATTGGGCACTGCAATGTTTTCTATTTGCAAGGTATAAGAACTTGGACCAATGAAGTCTCCACCCCTTACATAACGAAGCATAGACTCTTCGTATTTTTCACCTTTTATAATTTTCAAGTATTGCTCTCTCACGCTTTTCAACTCAGAATATGACACTGGGAAGTTGGTGCCCTGTAGACCACATAATACGAACTTGATCACTTTTCGCAATGCAACTTGAATTTTTCCAGGACTATTAAAATCTGTTCCAGGTCCAATTTTGCTATTATCAACTTCTAGTTCTACTTCATAAGATTCGCGATTACTAAATAATCCGGCTTCTCCAGTAGTGTAAAAACTGTCTACTCTACTTTCGTGATTATAAGAGGACTTGACAATACTAATATCAACATTCACCGGGTAATCAGGATGAGCAAAGGTTACACGATTTATATATCTAAACTTCTTCTTGGATCGTTCCCAAGAGTTCATCATTCCCCTAACACGACCGTCTGAATCACCCACTTTTTCTTCTGTTTGTAAGGAGACCCTGAAATTGAAATCATTGAAATCTGCAGGGAACAGGGGCTTATCATCAAAGAAGAGTCGCGACTTTTTTACAAAGCCAACTCCAAAAGGATTTGCTCGTAATATAGTCTTAATGTCGTTGTTTTTACAATAATCTTGAATGGAGGAGAAACCATTGATTTCTGTTCTAATAGGACTGAACTTGAAACGACCAGATGTGTCTAAGAATTCGGTTTCAATGCGGAGCATATAATAGCCTTCAGGATTGGTAGTAACGAATCCAAGAGATTTGATTTTGGCAATAACGTTATCGTAATCGGTCTTAGTTAAATATTGACCCTTTGTGCCAAAACGGACTTCCAATTCATTATTGATTTTAGAATCTTTGACATAAGGTCTTTGTTCCGAAAACTTTTCCATAATAATATCAAATTGCTTTCCTGGTGGGACATATTCCCCCTTTTTAAAATCTCTTTTTCCTGGTTTTACAACAACCTTCTCTGCTTCTTCATTTTTTTCAATAAGTGCAACCTTTTCATCTTCACTTTCTTCTTCTTCACCAGATTCCAAAGCAACAACTGTTTCCTCTTTTGGAGGACTAAAAGACGGTGTCTTAGGTGAAAGCTTTACAGGAAAAGGAGGGGGATCAGAAGGCGTTTTTGGCGAAAAAGTGGGACCTTTTTCTTCCAGTTCATTTGCTTCTAAACCCTCATCCTGTTTTGGATCTGATTTTGATTGTTCATTTGATTTATTTTGAAGGGTTGACATAGATATATATTATGAATACATATTTTTATATTGTGTTCAATTTTTTATAATATAAATAATGTAGTATAAAACCCCATATTATTTATTTATTTTTTTCCTACAAACAACTAGAATACTTTACATATTCACAATCAATAATTCATACATTTCCTTCTTTGTCTTCTGACCGTGACTGAAATCCAACCCGATCTTTTTGCAAAGGTGTGCCAATTCTTCTGACTTATATGATCCCATTGCTTTCAGAGGTTTGTCCACACTTTCCCATTTAAAATAATGCTCCCTATAATAAGCGATCTTGTCTTCTTCTAAATTCATCTCCACTCCATATTTGCTGGGGCATTTCAAATTATCTTGGCACATCACAATATGAGTTTTGGCATCTAGATCCAGGTTACAAACTAGATCAAAGCACTTGCGCTTGTGAATAAAGAGCACATTAATACAGCTTCCAATACAAAGTGCAATAAAAGTCTTCATTCCAATACGCTCTTTATTGATCAACTCGTCTTCCACATGTTCTTTAATATTCTTGATTTTATGAGTCTTCAGATCTTGCTTCTGAGCTCGCAGCATTTCAATGGCAGCAAATTTTGACTCCTTTTCAAAAGCAAACAATGTTGTATCTGGATATTCATATGCCGCGAAGCCATTCTTCAAAATATAATAACACCAAAAAAGGGCGTCTTTCTGTTTCGGCCAGAATAAATCCAGAACTGGGTCTTTACTACTAACACCATTATGCTCACACTTTTTGATAACCACATTTTGAGCGTCAGATGGTAACTCGGCCAAAAGAGGCGGTGCTACAGATCTTGGCATTAAAGTAGGAATCTCTTCTTCGTTGCTTTTCTTATTTTCCTTTCTCTCTTGTCCTTTAATTTTTATTTCGGAATTATCAATAGAAATTGATTTCAGTTTTGATTCTGATTTATTTGCAAAACCATAACCAGCCAAAACTTGCGATTTTAAAACTTCCGATATTCTTTCGCCTGTCAACATATAATCTTGTAAACAGTTTACAATATTACTATAATCAATTTGGGGTTTATGATGAGATTGATACATTCTTACTATTTTTAGTGTGAATATCTTTATTATCTTTTCCAAAAAATGTATTTTTGAACTCCTCCTTCTGTTTCTCCATTTCATTTAGGTTGAGCTCTTGTGTATTCACATATTGAATATATAATTTGAGTTCTTCAATAATATTTTCAGAAACATCTGTCAGGTTTATGTGAACCCCATATTTATTTTCATTTAGAGTAACATTGTTATGTTTAGCTAATATGCGTAAAACTTCTACTTGATTAAATTTAGTCATAGTTTCTAACTTATCACGAATAGAATTTAACTCTGCAATATCCATAGATGTCTAATAAAGTTTGAAAGTTTTTAAATGAAAATAGACATTAAAACAAATAAAAATAAAAACTTATTTTAATATATAATGGCAAAAGCATTTTCTTCCAAATTTATTGGTATTATGGCTTTTTATATTGTACTTTCGTACATTCTTGGTCCTCTTATTGGTTATTATTTCTTGGGTAAAACAGCCAAGTCAGCTGGAACAGGATTTGTAGTAGGAAGCGTTTTATCTATTATTTTATGGTATAGTTATGGATCAAAGATGGTCTAACAAGCCCCAGCTCGCTTGATTCGCTTTGAAATATTTGGCTCCACCTTTCCCAAAGGTGGATAAAGTTGATTTTTAGCCTTCTATAACAAGTCTAGGTTTGCCCTTCTTTTGTTGAGTTTGTTCTTGAAAAGGTTGTTTTGGTTTATCAAATTCCTTCTTTTCAACTAACTCTGCAATAATGGAGACATATTTATCATTGAGTTCAAAGCGCTGACCAATGACACGCGCAACAAACTTGTCACCTTCGCTAATATCTGAAAACTGCTGACTCGCATAATGATGATCTCTAGTAATAAATACAACAACTGGACTGGGTTTCTCTTCTGAGCTTTCAGCGCGAATACCAGCCTTGGTAATATTTTTCGCTTCGCACTGAACCAACATACCTTCCACTGGACAACATACCATACATTCAAACACAACTTCAAAGACAATGTCGCTTCCTTTTACAACACCACTAGAATAAGTAATAATCTTGGTGCTGCCATTCTTTACGAATCCTTCTGCCACACATTTACCCTCAAAATTAAAGGCAATATCTTTTTCAATATTTTGCTTGAGATTATTTCCGATGGCTGTAATAGGAAGTAAAATAGATCGTGTCAATAAAGACTGAGAATAAATGCTTGAATATTTGATTTCACGCCTTTTGAATTTCTGTCTATTAGATCCTTGCGTTTGTCCTTGCGTTTGTCCTTGCATTTGTGATAGTTCCATGTCTGTCTATTATATTATATTTATATTCTTTTAATTATTTTTCAATTTTATTAATAAATAATTAAACCAATTGACATTTATTGAAGAAATTTATTGAACGCAGCCGATTCAATTCCAAGAAACCAGATTTTTCCATCTTTTCTCTCGTTGTTATTATTTCTAAGAATGAATTCAATCATTGTGCATATTTCAGCTTGTCCCATTGTTTTTGTATTGTCTTTATCATAAAGTTCTTCTCCCAAAATAGCATTTAAAATCTGTAACTTTTTGGATTTTCCTGCTTCATCACATCTTGCTCCAGTGTTACGTGTCGCTAAAATATCTTTGATTTTAAATACATAATATGTATTTTTCTGATCAGTGCCAATAAATCCTACTAAAGATGTATAGTCTTCTTTCTTAAAAGTTAAACTGGCTCCAAACTCTATATTAAATTCGCGTTCATCTTCAGGTTCAGCATTTACCCATTTAGACTTAGATTCTGACCAAAGAACCAACTTGGGAACAGGTTTTCCTTCAACCTTTCCAAAAGGAGGTGCCAACAAATAATAACTGACATTATTTCTTGAAAGAATAACCTTCTTCTCTAAATATTTTTTCACAATATCTTCAAAGCTATTTGGCTCACCAAAAAATGCATCACTTTTTAAATACAACGCATTTAATAAATCTAACTTGTCTCCATTATCCAACATATCAACAAGGTGTTCAACCAGTAATCCCAAAACAACTATATTATCTAAATGCAAATCCTTGATAAGTTTTCTCATAGCCATTCCACAATATTTATAAAAGTTTTCTTCGCCTCTTTTGATTTTCTCTTTATTGGAAGAGGCCTCAATAGCCACATCAAAATGGTCCTTCATTTTTTGTAGAACTTTGGTTGCCGCTTTTTTTAATGAACTATCTTCTCTTTCTGCTTCTTCTGGTTCTGCTTCTGGTTCTGGTTCTCCTTCAACAACGACTAATGGTTGAGCTTCTTCTCTCTGTTCTTGTATATTACGAACATCAATTACTTCTTTGATTGCATCTCTTTTAATTTCAAAATGGATAGCATCCGGTTTATAATCAATTGGGACACTTCTATCAAATATAGAAATATGCTCATTATTTAATTCACTTGGTTGAAACAAATAATATTCACCAATATTTACTAAATAACCTGTGCGACCATAACGGTCTACTATGAACTCGCTACTATCTTCTACTAGTTGAGTAAGCGCTGCATAAATTTGCACCAATGGATAAGGCCTAGGGATATTAATGTGATGTATTAAGTCCTTCTTCAAATAAAAATAACGCTCTTTCATCAAGCTGCGAATTTTCTTCAATATCCTTTCCGCATTCATTACAATAAACGCTTCATTATAAGTGAAATCATTGGTTTCCTCAGGACCTATATTTTTATCAGGGTTACAAGTATAATCACATTCCATATAGTCACAAGCTGCTGAAAATGGTGCGTCGCCAATTTTCAAGTCTTCAATGGTTTCACCATTAGAAAGAACCTGTGTAACACCAATATCCATATTTTGCTGTGTAAGTTGCATCTGATCGTGATTAATAATGCAGTCAACTGCGGTTTCTTTTAGAACGCGGCTTACTTTTCCAATTTGCTGGGCTTTGTATTCGGCCACACGATACACATATAAATCTGCCGCTTCTTGTTCCTCATTTTCCAGCAAAGTTCCATATAAAAATATTTGTACATTGCGTTGTTCAAATGGAAGATTCTTGTGACTGAAGTTACGAACAGCGCGACCAATAATTTGCTCTATTCTGCTCATATTATACCAAGGCTCTAAAATGTGGACTTGACGCAAGAACTTGAAGTCAATGCCTTCTGTACCTGCTTGAGATATGAGGACTACTTTGATTTTTTCTCCATTTTTATTATCTTCATTGGTGATTGCTTTTACTTCAAAATTATTATTGGGAGAGAGACGAGGATCGCCAGTGATCATACAGTATTTGAGACCCTTAGATCTTGGTCCTGGTGGATTTTTGAATAATGACTTGGCACCTTCGCCAAATCTAGAAAATCCGATTTCTTCTAGTGCAAGAGCCATTGGCACTAAAGCGGCATCAATGTATTGAGAATAAATGAGTGCAATTCCTTCAGAGTTTGCCACGTTTTCACATACTTGTTTGATCTTTGAACTGTATTTGCCTATTTCTTCTGGAGAGAAAATGCGACCATAAGTTTTCAAAGTGGAGGACTTGTATTCAAACGCACCTTTCATTGGTGGTTTATTGCTATCTACAAAAGTCATTAAACGTTCTAATCCCTTTTTACCAACAAGATCATTTGGACTAATGTATAAATCTTCATTGCTACTACTTGCGCCACCTATGGTTTGTTCACTTTTATAACTTTGCATTGATTCAATTGATTCATCGCTGCTTGGATCAGAAACGATTTCAACCTTTTCACCTGGACTTGATTCTGAACTTTCAACTACTTCTAAATTTGATGCTGGATTTAAACTTTGGATTGATTCTAAGCTTGATTCTGTGTTAAATTCTTCTTCACTCTCAAGTGGATTTACTTTTTCAACATTTTCTTCACCCGCAGGTTCAGGCACATATTCCTCTTCTTCATCTTCCTCTTCTGGTTGTAAGCTTGAAGGCTGTCGTAAACTTGAAGGCTGTCGTAAACTTGAAGACGGTCGTAAACTTGAAGACGGTCGTAAACTTGAAGACGGTCGTAAACTTTCTGCCGATTCAAAGGTCTCTTCTGGTTCTGGTTCTGGTTCTGATTCTGATTCTTTTTCTGATTCCAATAAAACCTCACTTAAATAAATTGGTTTCTCTCCTTTATGTAATTCTTCCTCTCCACTTTGTTCCTCTTCATTTTCTTCCTCTCCACTTTCTTCCTCTCCACTTTGTTCCTCTCCACTCTCTTCTGTTTCACTACTCTCAACAACTTTCTTTGTCCCCATTTTTTCAACAACTGATTCCAATCCTTCCATTGGATAAACCATAATAAGTGATTCCAAAGGCATTGTCATTAACACATACCCAAAAGAGTCCATATTTTCAAAGTTCGGCATTTCTTTTACTACTCCAGTTTTCGTAGTAATACTGATCTTCTTATTTTTCAAATTATCAATAATAAACTTATAACCAAGAGACTGATATTCACCAATTTGAACCAAAAATAGATCCAAGAATTTAAGTTTATCTTCATCCTCAATTGGTTTCCCATTCATTTGAATCTTCGGGTAAATATGTTCTTTAAAAGAGTGTACAGGAGAGAAAGTAGAAGGCCACACTTTAAAAGGAAATGTATAAGGATTATCACCTTTTACAAAAGACACATATCCAGTCGCCTTCCTAACAAGCAACTCTTTGCCGACTTCTTCGCCCACACTATTCTTCTTAAATTCGCCATTCTTATCAAACACATCCTTGATCTCAATAGTCGCGCGTTTATCATTTGTATTCATCAAGTTCAACAGCCAAACAATTTCCTTGTAATCATTATACATTGGTGTAGCAGACAATAATAAGAGGCGCATATTTTCTGTAGATTCTACAAGGGTCATTAAACTATCTGCCACTAATTTGCTGCTGCTATCTCCAGCAATACGAATATTATGGATTTCATCAATTATCAATAAGCGCCCATTGAATTCGGCTTGTAAATTCCTGCGCTGTTGTCTTGCAAGATCTCCTGCATTTTTAAATTCGCCATAAAAAGTCTTTGTCCCTTTGATACGTTTCTCTTGTCTCATTCCTTTCGGTTTACCACTTTCTGTTTTCAAAATGTAATTGGCAAATTCCACATAACCTAAGAAGACATAAGATGCATTGATGAGACCATTAATTTGTGAGACCACTTTCTCCTTAGGAATCCCCTTCATATTCATTGGATTGATCTCTTTTAATAGTTTGTTACCGGTGCAGTCACGGATATTCCAGAGCCCATCTACTAACTTGAGCTTTCTGTCGTCAAAAATAGAACGCCTGAAATTGTCTTGGACATTTGGCGAGGCAACAATAATGATCCTTTTATTTAATCCCATTTGTTTCATATAATCGCGCATCTCTTCTGCCACACCTATTGCAGAGCATGTCTTGCCGCTACCTAAACCGGCGTACAAGAGCAAACTATTGTAAGGAGTTTGAAAAGACATAAAATTTCGGATAAACATTTGGTGAGGAGCCAATTCAAAATCAGCATTCGCCAATTCCTCAGCACGTTTCTTGACATCTTCATAAACAGTCCCATCTACTTTATTATCAGCGAACTCAGCTTTTTCTGCGATTTTAATATTAAAGTTGGGATCATTCAAGTTGGGATATAAAAAAGGATCAGCATCAGGTTCTGTACCAAGTTCTTTGTGTTCTAAAAACTCTTTTCTTAATAAAAATTTGTTGCATTCGCTATCAGAATCGTAAAAGTTTTCAGGTCTTTCACAGTTATTTAATTCTAACTCTTCTTTTAATAAACCAATATTATCTTTGCGCATTATAGGTTGAGGTTTTTCTGGTACAATCACCAACTTGGGTTTCTTTTTCTCTGGTTTCTCTGGTTTATTTGGTTTATCTAGTTTTTCCAGGTTTCCTAATTTGCTTGTCATATTGTATTATACTTATAATATAATATGATTAATTTATTTGAATTCCACCAAATTATGAATAAAATCTATATTCTTTCAAAATTTTATCAATATTGGTAATGAGCTGCTTCTTCTCTAAATGATAAGGTCTAATTGACTCTAAACATTCATCCAGCGTTTTCCATTCTATTTTGCTCACCTCACTTTTCTGAAAATTTTGCAAGGAGTCAATGGTTTCATTCATATATGCCAAATAATATTTGTGTTTATATGACTTGTGATTAGACCCAATAAATATTTCTTCAAATGGCATCAAATTATCAATGACTTGAATATCTTTTTTTGAATAACCTGTTTCCTCTTCAAACTCGCGAAGAGCACAATCTAAATCTTTCTCTTGAAAATTGCGGCGTCCTTTTGGAAACTCCCATTCAGTTTCGCTCCATTGCGTTTTGCTATTTTTAACAATATTTTCTAATGTCACCATTTCATTATTAATATAAATACCACTTTTAATATTTTCAAACTTCTTGGATGATGATAATTCCTCGCCGCGATACTGAATGCTTCCACTGTTACTATCACCCCATAAAAGTTTCCATAAATTTTCAAAAGACTCATTATTAATTTTCGTCTTTTCTTCAACTGACATCTCATCAATACATTTTTGAAGTTGTGAAATATTATTACATAAATATTTTCCCCGAATGAAATCAATATAACCAAAACTGTCCTTGCGTCGGATCATCAAATACTGTGGTCCTTTTTCTGAAGACCTAAACAAAATAATACCATAACTGGTAATTGGCAACTTACATTGGTGAAATAAATGACCGTTTTTTCCACAATTATTACAACTGTTATTTGTTTTATTCATATTCTTAGAATTAAACATTATTAATGCAATATGTTTAAACTGTTGGTAAATAATATTATTAAATTTTAATGGGTTTAGATTCAAATGTGTGGGGTCCACATTATTGGTTTTTTCTTCATACTGTAGCAATGTGTTATCCTCATCGTCCAAATGCGATCACCAAAAAAAAATATTATGATTTTGTGCAAAACATTCCTATGTTTATTCCTATTGAGGCTATGGGAACATATTTTAGTAAGTTATTGGACGAATATCCAGTTTCTCCTTATTTGGATTCAAGAGATTCATTTATTCGTTGGATGCATTTTATACATAATAAAATAAATGAGAAATTAGAAAAACAAAAAATTAGTTTGGATAAATTTTATGCAGATTATTATGAAGCATATAAACCAAAAGATGCTAAGTTGTTTGAATATTATAAAGCAAGGGGGAAAATTTTGTATTTTTTACTTCTTTTTATTATTATTTTTGGAATCTACTATCTTTATAATAAATAATCTTGTTAGAATATAGGATGAATTCCACAAGAACCCCAAAAAATAAAATCAGATCTATGAATGGAACAAGAAAAAATAGTAAAAAATTGAAAAAAGTAATAGGAGGAAAAGTGATTGGTTCTGGTGGATATGGTTGTATATTTAAACCTGCGTTAAAATGCAATGATAGTATTCGTAATGAATCACAAATTAGTAAACTAATGTTATCAAAAAATGCGAACACCGAATACAAAGATATTGTCAAGTTTCTTCCTTATTTAAAGAAAATACCAGAATACGAAAAATATTTTTTGTTATCAGACATCAGCATTTGTAAACCAGATAGGCTAAATGGCGAAGATCTAGAAAAATTTGATGAAAAATGTAAAACGCTTAGGAAAAAGGGAATAACAGAGAGCAATATAAATGACCCAACCAATTTGAAAAAACTGGCAGCCGTAAATATGCCTTTTGGCGGAATTGATATTGGTGACTATATTGACCAAGAAATATTAGTATCAGGAAGACTTGATTTCAAAAGATTAGTTTCACTAAATGAATCATTATTAGATGTTTTAAAGCACGGAATTATTCCGATGAATAAAGAACATATATATCATTGTGATTTGAAAGAAGCAAATATGTTGTTAGGTAGCGATGGAAATATAAGACTGATTGACTGGGGTCTTTCTTGTAGATATGATGGAGAAAATAGTGTACCTAAAGTTTTAAACAGGCGTCCATTACAATACAATGTACCGTTTTCCAATATATTATTTAGTGACATTTTTAGTAGTTTGTATAAAAAATTTTTAACTGAAAAAAAGGCACCCACTTATTTGGAGACCCGAGAATTTGTCATTGATTTTGTATTTTTTTGGCTTGATGAGAGAGGTCCGGGACACATAAAAGGTATCAATAATATTGTGAAATTATTTTTTGAAAATACTATGGGTACGATTGATGAAGAATTCAAAGATCAACTTTTGGAGTTCAACTATACATTCCATTTTATTTTTGAATATATTACCAAAATATTAATGAAATTCACAAGAAATGGACAGTTTGATAAGCTGTCATATTTAAAGATTTTCTTGAAAAATATAGATATTTGGGGGTTTGTTATTTCTTATATACCCATTGTGGAAGTAATTATGGATACTGTCAAAATTGGTCCAATAGAAATAGACATTATAAAAAAGATTAAGGATGCATTACTTCTTATTTACGAATCATCAGATGAAGAAATTGATATAAATAAATTGATGACTATTTTGGAATCATTAAATCCTATTTTTAGAAGAGGTGTCACATCGGACTCTAGTAGAAGAAGTGCAAGAAGTGCGAAAAATTCAGAAGGTGCAACTTCACCTACATCTATTGTTGAAATGGCAAATTGGAATAATAGAACTGCAAAAGGATTTGCAAAAAGATTTAAAAAATCAAAGACGCTTAGATCAAAATCAAGATCGCTTATTAGGTCGTTATACAGGAATCAAAAAAGAAAAAGGAACAAAGCCAGAAACAGACAATGATTGATTTCAAGATTTTATATTCAATAATATATAATGAAACTAGAATTATTTATTATTGGTATTACAGGATTTTTAATATATAATGCATATCACGGAGGGAAATATACAAAGATGTATTCCCATTATAAAAAATATATTCAAATGGTTTTCTTTGCTATTGTCGGACTTTCTCTCTACTTACTAATTAAAAGAAGTCCTGAAAAATGTAAATCAATGCTTGTACACGCAAATAATATGGTTAAATATATGCCTATAGATAAGTCATCATTGGATATGTTGAGTCCAATACTTGATTTTACTGGGGGTTCTTCTGGAGGAAGTCATTTTATGCAAGGGATGAATGGAGAATCTGAAATGTGTAGTGGAGCGGCGAATGCTAATTATGAAAGACGTCTTCTCTCTTCAGGTGGTAAAAGCACAAAAAGATCAGTGAGTGAAACAAAGAAGAAATATGTTGCATCTATGCAAAATTGGAAGTGTGGACACTGTCAAAAACAATTAAGTGCTTGGTTTGAAGTAGATCATAAAATGAGACTTGAATATGGTGGAACAAATGAAGTAAATAATTTAGTGGCATTATGTAGGGAATGTCACGGAGAGAAAACTGCTCTAGAAAATATGAAATAGATAATTTTTTATTGAAATCAGAAACTTTTAAAATTATTTTGAAATTATTTTGAAATTATTTTGAAAATATAATGAATTATATTGTATTATAGTATATTAATATATTATGGATGTGAATTCTATTAATAATAAAATAAGCAATATGACTAGTGGAGTAACATATGGAATTACAACAACCATATCAATTATATTGCTAATAATCACAAATGTAGTAGTTTATTCAAAATCTTTTAAAATGAATATGGATGATGATCAAAAAGCAATATTCAAAATTATTGCTATAATCATAGCAGTTATATTATTAGTTATTTTTTGCATTGCAATGATTAGTCCAACCGGGAGGAGTTCAACATTTGGGTTGTTTGGGAAGATTATTGAATATGCCAAAATATTTTTTCAGGCCATTCAACCAATTTTCAAATCATTGAGTTCTTTTAAAAATATAATGTGGTTATTTATTTTCATATTTGGTGTAATAATTATGTTTTATATGATGCCAAAAGATTATGTGAATGATTATGCTTATATTATTTTGCCAATCATAATACCAATTGGATTAGTAATAATTTATACTACGTTTACAAGCAAATTGAATAAAGATCAACAAAAAAATAACCAGGGATCTCCCCTTGATTTTATTCATTTAGCGAGAATAAATTATTCATTGCTTTTAATCGCAATTATTAGCTTTATGTCAGTGTTATATGTAAATAATCCTGGTGGTTTCATAACAAAATATTTATGGATTGGAATCATATATTCTGTAGCACTTTTGACATTAGCGATTGTCTATTTAAGAAACGTTATGTTTACAAAAGATCCTAATAAAGAAGATCCACCTGAAAATCAGAACCTTTCATTTTGGCAAAAAATAAACCCTTTTTTAAGCTTTGATATAATTCTACTTATTTTTTCACTCACCTTTTTGGTTCCATTATTAACAAATGGAGATGTGTTGGTCAATAAAACAATCAAGAATACTGGAATTATTATAATATCTATATTATTCTTCATATTCTGGACAATTTCATTTATAAAAAGTTTATTTATATTTAAAACTACTGACCCATCTTTTATTGGAAAAATGAAAGAAAATGTAGACAATTACAGTAATAATCTTACAAAATATTTGTTCTTTGTTCTAATAGGATTTGTAGCTATTGCAACAATTCTTTATTGGATACTAGTTTTTTATCAACACGCATTGTCAACAACAAATATTGGAAATATAATTATATATTCAATTGTAATTCTTATAATGCTAGTTTTGATTTACAAATTAGTCATAACAACATCAGTATACAAAGATAGTCCACTCTTTCAATTGATTTTTAATGCGGTTTTTTATATTCCTTGTATATTAGTAGCATTAATTGATCGCATTAGTCATACAATTCCAAAAAATAAAGTGACCAGTTCAGTTACTAGTGGGGTTGCATCTGGAATTTCAACTGTTAAAAAAGTTGTAACTGCGCCGACCCCGCCATTGTATTATGGCGTTTTAGCTTTCAGTATTTTACTTTTTGTGGGTTACTTTGTAGCTCCTCCACTTTTGAAAAAATTATCACAACAAGGAGGTAAAATATTGGTGAATCGTCCAATTGAAATAAAAAATGCAACAAGTCTTGGTTCATACTATCAATTAAATAATAGTGTAGATAACCACACTTATCAATATGCATTATCTTTTTGGTTTTATATAGATAGCGCAAACCCTGGTACAAGAAGTTCTTATGAAAGATTTACAAATATTTTGGATTATGGTGGAAAACCTAAGATAAGTTATAATGCAATATTGAATACATTGAGAGTGACAATGTATGTTGGACCAGGTGGAAGTGAAAATAATGATGTAAATACATATTCCCCTGATTTACCTAGAAAGAAGTTGGATACAAACGGGAACCTTATTTTGTATGAATTAAAAGATGTGAAACTACAAAAATGGAATAATGTTATTATCAATTATAATGGTGGAACTCTTGATATCTTTTACAACGGAGAATTAGCAAAATCTGTTCCTGGCGTCATACCTTATTTTAATAATACAGTGCCTCAAACTACAACTGATACTACAACAACTACAGATATTGCAACTACTACAACAGATACTACACCAGAAGATCCTGCTTATATTAATTATGATAATTTAATTGTTGGTCAAGATGACGGATTATATGGTCAAATATGTAACGTGAATTATTTCAAAAAATCGTTGAACATTTATCAAATCAACTATTTGTATAAATCTGTAAAGGATTACTCGCCTCCTGCACTAGCATCTGATAATAGAATTATTAAATTGGATAAACTTGATTTGGGTGTAGGTAATATATTAGGAGAATCTACCATTATGGAAGATCTTCTACAAGGATCAAATGATACAGCCCCAGAAGAAGGCCAGAAAACCCCCAGTGAGATGGCAGCTTCAACTGCATCTGGTAGCCAAGACTTTCTGTCACTAAGATGGTATTTTAATGCAAACCACGATATTTATAATTAGAGAAAGAGAGAAACAACTCTAGAAACAAATAATGATAGTATTTTAGAAAAATTCTATCATTATATTATATTATGAATATTGGAAGCGTTCTATTAATTATTGCTATCATTGTATTATTGTATATTGCAGTAAGATATATTATGAATGATGTGAATACACTATCTGGCGTTACAAGTGCTACAACAATGCAAACAATTGAAGCATCTAGTTTAGCAACAGATAGCTCAAATCCAAATCAAACCAATTTTGCTTATTCTATTTGGGTAAATATAGATGATTGGTCTTATAAATATGGTGAACCCAAGGTGATATTTGGTCGTATGGGCAATGTAAGTACATCCACTGCTAGTGGAGATAGACCTTGTCCTATGGTTGCTTTAGGACCAATTGAAAATAATTTGGTTGTTAGTTTAACATTGAGTGGTTGTACAACTGATGAACAAACAAACCAAGATATTCCATTACCCAATGATATGTGCATTCACACTTGCACAGTAGCAAATATTCCTATTCAAAAGTGGGTCAACATATTAATTAGCGTGTATGGTCAAACATTGGATGTATATATGGATGGAAAGCTAGTGAAGACTTGTGTTATGCCTGGAATTGCAGCTGTGAGCCAAGATGCTAGTGTTTATGTCACTCCTAAGGGCGGTTTTGCTGGATGGACAGCAAAATTCCAATATTTTCCTTATTCAATGGATCCTCAAGGAGCTTGGAACATTTACGAGAAGGGTTATGGTGAAGGATGGTTGTCTAGCATTTTTGGAAAGTATCAGATTAAGGTATCTTTTATGGAAAATGGAGCTGAGTCAAACAGTTTCACAATTTAAACAATTACCTTTTTCTTATAATATATATATATGTTTCGTCCACCACAAAATTCAATGAGCAATCCAATGAGTAGTTATGGTTCATCAAATTCTGGATATGGAATGGGTCTAGGCTCAGGTTCATCTGGTTATGGAATGGGTTCGGGTTCGGGTTCGGGTTATAGTTCATACGGAAGAGGAGGAAGCGGCTTTAGTGATTTTATGAGCTCTAATAGTTTAGTTGCAAAGGTATCATTCCTTTTGTTAGCAATCTTTGTATTTGTCATAATGTTGCAGTTATCTATTGCATTTTTGGTATGGTGGGGAACTGCTGGAGGAAACACACACTTATTTGATGGAATGGTTGACGCTAAGCAAAGAATGGTGATACCACAAGATCCATCTATGGAGGGATCACGAACAGTAATGCGATCTGTTAATGCTCCTGAGGGCGTAGAGTTCACCTGGTCTCTATGGATTTTCATTGACGATTTAAATTATAATTCATCTCAATATCGTCATATTTTCCATAAAGGTAATGATTCAATTGGAAGTGCTGGTGCAATTGGAATAGGTGCAAATTTCCCTAATAATGCTCCTGGTCTATATCTTTCTCCAAATACCAATGAGTTGACCGTCGTTATGAATACATTTGATGTAATTAATCAAGAAATCAGAGTTGCAAATATTCCTTTAAATAAGTGGATTAACGTCATTATCCGTTGTAAAGGTGAGACGTTGGATGTTTACATCAATGGTACAATTACAAAAAGCACAAAGTTACTTGGGGTACCTAAGCAAAACTATGGTGACGTTTATGTTGCTGCGAATGGCGGGTTTTCGGGATATATTTCCAATTTATGGTATTACAATTATGCTTTAGGAACAAATGAAATACAAAAGATGGTTAAAAAGGGACCTAATAGAAAAATGACAGGAAGTGACGCAATCACTTCCAACAATACAAGTTATTTGTCATTGCGTTGGTTCTTTTACGGTAGTTAGAGAGAAAATCTAACAAAATATTATTTTCATATCATAATTTATAATGGATAAAAAGAAAGCATTTATGATCGGAGCAGGTATTCTTCTATTAATTATTATATTGCGCAATATTACTTTTGTTAGTGCAACTCCTGTAGAGACTACAAAAACTACAACAACTGTTGTTTACAAACAACCTGTCCAAAAGGCTTATTATGTACCTCCTGCAGGTCACTACAATTCATACAAGGCTCAATACTATAACTAGAGGGGACAGCTCAGTCTAAGATTTGAAGTCATTTTGACATATATTTTTATAAATAAGTAATATATGTCATGCTTAGGAAACACATCAAATAATTGTATACCGAATCCTCCAAGAGAATGGAACCGGTTTGAGAACCAATGTGCATATATATTACCAACTGATGCCAATCAAAATTCACTCATATATGTCCCTCTTCTAAAAAAAACTGTTACTGTTGCTGAAGCAGCTTATTTAGTTCAAGTCTATAAAAAAGGTAATGTTCTTCAATATAAGGGTAATAGTTCCAATTTAACAAAACAGCAAAGATATGCACAAATTGCTCGTGGAATGTGGACAAATCGGACAACCACATGGGCAACTCAATCAGACACTTATAGTAATCCAAATACACAGAGTTTACGCCGAATTAATTATGCTACCATTCCTTTGAATCCTGGGGCTACAGGTAATAGTCAAACATTGTGTCTACCATTGCCTGTTACACCGCAATATAATGTGTTACCAGATACATCAACAGTAACTCCAGGCACGGAAGAACCACCAATTATACCTCCTCCAGAAGAACCGCCTTCTGGAGAATCTGGCAAAGTTATGCCACCTTATGAAGAACCTGTTGTGCCTGATCCTGTTCTTGTTATTCCTGACGGAGGTAACTTGATATGCAGCCAAGTAGAAAATATTTGTACTGGAGATATTATCAAGGAACTTAGTGGTATTGTGGAATGCACACCAACAACTGCTGCAGATGTGCCTGGTGAACCTCAACTTTTATGCTGGAATGATGGAGATGAAACATATTATCCTCGCCAAAAATTGACTTATGGAACGAGCGGAGACAAGTGGCCAGTTAATAATAAATTATGGGGTACTAATCTGTGTGAAACAAATCCTCTACCATCTAGTGTACCATCTAGTGCTGTTGCACCATTTGATGTGGTTATAATCAGTGCAGTTGCAGTCAATGATATTCTCTCTTTGAACTGGTCTGTAAATAATGGTGGAGACCCAATCACAGAATTCAATTTTGTAATTACAAACCTAAATAGTCTACCACAAAATCTAAATGTAACAAGTGCAAATGTTGATAATGATGATCTTTCTTTAGGCTGGTCTGTAAATAATGGTGGCATTCCTATTACTGAATTTAATTTTTTGTTGAATTTGCAATAAAATAATAACAATAAATACTATGAGTAATATACCTGTAAATGCAAGTGATTGTACTATAGTAACGCAATCAGGAAATACTGTTAATTATACTTATAATTTAACTCCTCTTTACAATACTATTACCCAGGCAGGAACTTATTCAATACAAATAAATGCTACAAATTCTATTGGAACTAGTCCATATAGTGCAACTTATACTTTTACTGTTTATGCACCAAGTCAGCCAACAATATCATTGATTGGAAATTTAGATTCTATTAACGTAACTTGTCAAGTTGATAAAGGATCTGGAATTATTATATATTTTACCGCATCTTATAGTACTTCAGAAAATGGTTCTTATACTGATATAAGTTTTAATAATTCTAGTCAACAAGGTCCATATACATTTACAATAACTGGACTTACACAAGGTGCAACATATTATGTCTATGTTAAAGCTACAAATAGATATGGCACCGGACCAAATTCTATTATTGATTCAGTAGATACTGATTCTAATCCAGTTACTCCGACTGTTACAAATTTGGCATTATATACTATTGAACCTAATCCAAGTCAAAATGATGTATATTTACAATGGAATACTGATCCAGGGTCTAGTACAATAACTTATTTTAATCTTTATAATAATCCAGGATCTGGTGCTGTATTAATTACTCAGATTCCTTATTTTGAACCTACAAGCAGTTTATATTCTTATAAATTTACTGTCTTTACAACAAATACAACATATAATCTTACTATGTCTGCTACAAATAGTGTAGGCGAAGGTGCTCAATCAAATACATTAACAGTAACCACTCTTGGACCTCCTAGTAAACCAAATAATATTAATGGATCTACAACAGAGACATCAATAACATTAAATTGGGATGTTGAAAGTGAAGGAAATCCTAGTCCAATATTAAGTTTCCAATTTAATTATAATGATGAAACAAATATTGTAAGCGTCGCAGTTGGTACTGGAACAGGTGAAATTATGGATAATTTTCCAAATTATACATATACTCTAAATGGTCTCAATTCAGAAACTACTTATAATATATCCATAGCAGCAACGAATTCAACTGGCCAAGGTCAATATTCAGACATTGCAACATTCACAACAACAAAACAAGATGGTGATTGGTATCTTGTTACTACAGTAGCTCCAAATTTCATTTATACTAATGCAGATACTATATTATTTAAAAAACTTCTAGTGAATTCAAATATTGGAGCTCCTACTATTGATCAAACAAATGACTATTGGGATAAAATTGATGGAACAAATAACTTACAAACATCTAGCGGAATTACAACCATTATCGCAACAGCTGCATACGGTAATACAAATACAAGTAGTTTTACAGGAGTAAAGGGATCCTATTGGGGATTTATCAATAGTGATACTACAACTTTAATTGCACAATATCCGATTTATTTCAAGTATAGTCAAATTTTATCTTCTACTCCAACGCCAACACCTACAGATAGTCCTACACCAACTCCAACACCAACTCCAACACCAACTCCTACACCAACACCAACTCCAACACCAACTCCTGTAACCGGCACTTGGAAACAAACAAATTTTGTAGGTTATTATTTGGATTTTAATAGTTTGCAAAACTATATTGACTTAGCTAATACCAATGGAGTTACAGAGATTATTTTTGAGTTTATTATATACGGTGCAAGTTACCTAGGATCGCAACCTAATTGGAAAGAATTAACTCAGGCAGACACCGTTTCATACTGGGCAAATTTTTCTCCACAGGATAAACAAACCATAAAATCACTGCTAGCTAATTATGGAATGAAATTAATTGTTACTTTTGGAGGAGCGAGTAGTTTTCAATACGTAGAGAATACTGATAAGAATTTCAGTCTGGTTTGGACTTATACAGAATCAAAATATTGTCTAACAACTTATGGCGGTCAATATACAACAATACAACATAGTGCACAAGCAATGGCAAATGACTTATATAATATAATAAATAATAACTTGTTTGATGGTATAGATTTTGATATTGAATGGATTCCAAATAAGGACAATTATCAAGATACTTCCGATATAATTAATTATTTAGGTTATTTATCACAAACTATTAAATCAATTGATTCTAAATTAATTGTTAGTCATGCACCCCAACCTCCATATTGGAATTCATATAATTATCCAAGTCTATATAAAAGTGTAGAATCAAGTTTTGGACAATACATTGATTATTACAACTGGCAATATTATAATCAAGGAAGTAACAAAGGATTATATTATTACTCTAATGAGTCTCAAATATTTATTAACGACCAAATAGATGGAGTTGGATTTAATGCAGCAGTTTTACAAATATATAGTGATAGTACAGATGATACATATTCTACTATAACTTGTCCATTGAGAAAAATACTAGTTGGAAAAGCAGTAGATGCAACTTCACCTGTCCCAGCTATAACATGGACTGATTGGACAAATATTATAAATTCAATGAAAAATCAAACTGGATATAGTGATAAACAAAATGCATTATTGCAACAATGGTTTCAACAAGCAGGCGTTATGGCTTGGATTTATAGGACTGATATAACACCAAATCCGGATCAGAATGCAGAACAAATGACATTTTTTGGAAGCGTATCATCAAATCATAATTGATTTTTTAAATAAATAATGTTTATAATTTATAATTTAACCAATTTGATAACTTATAAAATTATATCTGTTTTTTGTCCCCAACCGCTTCCATTATGATAAGGCCACCATATGTATTTGTATGGTATAGTTGTTGATTCAAAATTCACAGATACTGTTTTCTTTGAAAAATCTGTTATATCAAATCTATAAAGTTCTTTTCCATCACTATCTTGAAATCCAAGATACAAAAATTGCAAATTTTCATATTCTGGAACCTGAAATTCATAATTATATTTTTTTAAATTAAGTTTATCCCAATCAAAATCTTCTGCATAAAAAACTGGTGGATTCAGTCCTTTTACAGTATCTGGATGTAATTTTTGCAATTTAAAATTAATTCCTGCATAAACTTCATAATCATGATGCGATCTTACATTTCCCAAACCATATTCTTTCAAATCAATATTATTATCTTCTTCTTTTAATAAATGTCTAAGACGTTTCAATGATTGTTCATTCAAATTTGACCAGGTTTCAACGACTATATTTTTATTTTTATTTTCAGTATTAAAATCATCCCAATGTTTCTTTTTTCCTTCTCTTGTATAATAATGCCATATTACTAGTTTATTTGGATGAAACAAGTCATAACCAAGTGTGTATGAACGAATAGATAAACTTATTTCATCGCCTGCAAAATAAATATTTGGGTCATATTTGTATTCTTGACAATGAATGCCAAGTGTAAAGAAAAACCCTCCACTTATAAATCTTGCAGGTATTGGAGAATCAAGCTTTTCCCAATTATCAATATATTGTGATACAAATGGAATTGTTCCATAATTTGAAAATTTTTTTCCAATTGTTTTACCTGGCCAACTAGTTATAATCTTCCCATTTTCATCATCATCTACAGGTTCATAAGAACCTGGGTATGCAGTTAAAATAGGTTTTGGACTACCTGTTTTATTTAACATTATTATTAACTCTTCATCCCAATTTTGCAAAAAACGATGATGAGAGTCTATCTGAAGTGTATATTTTTCTCCATTCCATAATTTTTGTATATGACTCCTAGCCCATCCTAGCCCTAAACTTTCTTTCCAATCTACATCTATAATTTTAAAATTAGGTAGGTCTTTAAATTCATCCAAGTTATCCCATTTATCTTCAATTGAATGTTGCCAACAAATTCCAAATGTTAATAACTCTGGATTTTTGGCTTTTTTTATACAATGATGAATTGTAGGTAATAATTCTGGATCTCTATAAGAAGCAATTTGAATGAATATTTTCTCCATATAATAAATTAACTGTAAATTTAAATTATTATAATAACTAATATTTCAAGGTGTCATACTTCAAGGTCTCAGTTCAGGGTACATACAGATCTCCTGGCTAGGAAAAATATCCCCAGACATACACTGATCATTTACACCCACTTGAATACAACTACGGAATCCACGGTCTTCTCCAATATAACACCATCCTGACTTACCCGCGCCTTTACTGGATTGAATGCTTGATCCAGATTCATCTGCTTTGTATCCAGGTTCACCCTCTCCATCTTCGCCTGTTTGTTGTTGTGCCTTATTGGCCTGATTCAAGCTCATATTGAGCTGTTGTTGTTCAGTATAATTGGAATTCTTGATGGATGACGCTGTATCTTGTGCAACATTGACTGTAGTATTTACCGTTCCAGCAGCAATATCTGCAGCTGCCTTGGTACCAGTAGCAGCAACATTGGTCACTTGTTTGGTTGTTTCGGCAGCTCCTGTTCCAATCACAGATGCCAAATAAGCTGATAACTGGGCAAATACTTGTGTGCCTTTTGCTAAATAAATGAAGATGTTGAAACCAAGGAAGGCCAATATCAAAATAATAATGGCCCACGTCGTCCAACTAACACTACCAAGAAAACTTCCTGTACTGCTTGTGCTTGTACCAGAAAATGCTGATCCGGGATTAGCAGTTGCACTACCAAAAATATCAGCACTATCTACTTTTGCTGAAGACGACCCAAAAGAACTAAATATAGAATTATTTGAAGGATTCGCAGATGGATTCATTTATAATAAAAATAAATATATTAAATTTTTATGATAATTCGCACACTTAGGCAACAATACCAATGTAACAAGTTGTGTATCTATTTATTGAAGGTGAGTAAATACAAGAATTGGTTCAAATCGCCTAAGATCTCGTCGCGAATGTTATACAAATCACTGTTGGACATTGATTTGAGTGCAGGATTTCCATTCAAACTTACTAAATATCCCTTGAAGTCATTGACTTCTCTCTTTAACTGTTCTACAGAAGTATAATCTTTGAGTGAAATGGTTCTTGTTCCAGTAAGATTCACTCTATCTCCAGTCTTTCCCAAAAGAACTTCAATGAATGTGTCAATATTTTTGTTTAGATTGCTGTAAAGCTCATCTGTTGCTTTGTGCGTGGCATAACTATGGGTCTTCCAATGGAATAATTTCACTGTGTTTAACATTGTGAGAAACTTGACAACGATTTGTTGTTCAAACTTTTGAGAGATTCCGCGGACTTTTCTTGTTCCACCTTTTTTTTGTCTTCTTGCAGTCTTTGCATTTTTAACCATTATAATATATATATATTTACAAAAAATATTGGTTTATATTAAGACAATGAAAGTTTCTATCCAAAATATATTCAAATGGTTACTAGTTTTAGCAATATTCATTTTTGCCGCGGCTATTTTAACTGCACCGAGTAGAGAAGGTCTGGAAAACGAAAGTACCAGTGATATTATGGCAACAGATGATTCTGTTACAAAACAAAGTGAAATGTTTACTTATTTCAAACATTTACCCCTTACAAATTCTTGGCCAGAAGATGTAATAGAAGGCGTGAAGAAAAAGCTGAAGGAAAAAAACCCAAATATATCAGATCCAGCACTTGACGCTAGTATTAAAATGTATCAAAAGTGGGCTACAGAGCAAGAAGCAAAAGCATATTCTTTATTGGGAGCATGGCCATTGAACAAATTTACAATGATGAATGTGAAACTATTTGTAAGTCAGTCAAGCATACCAGAAGATAAAAAGGTAGATGCCGAAAAGAAGTATTTAACAATGATGAGTGAACAACCAAATGCAATTGCACTCTTTGATAAAAGATTTTTACCTATTCTTTTTGGCGTAAAAGATCCAAAAGATCTAAAGGCTCAAGCAGGGTTTTATTTCAAAACAACAGGCGATGGTGAAGGTGTGCCAGTTAGTCCAGGAGTTACTTTCAAATGTAAAGGACCCAAAGCAGTTTACAAAAATAAAGATGGTGATACAGAAACAGAAGTAACTGATTTTAATGAATTGACCAAGATGACCTGGTTCAAATTTATGAATTCGCCTTGCGATCCTTGTAATCCAAATTCAGGATGTGCTTTTTCAGTAAACGATGAAGTGTTACCGGCATATGGCGCATTTTGGGGAGTTAGTTCCTCTTCCGGTAAAGCAGGTGCATCAGAAGTCGGTGCCCCTAATATGGAAGAAGGTAAACTCAAAACTTGCTTGATGAAAGCTAACAAAAAAATTATTGATATGGGCGGAGAACCTGAGACTTGCGATTAATGCGCAGACTCATAATGTTCATATACTCCAGTCAATTGGATGACCTATTATGCTCTCAACTTGGACAAAACAATTAGACCAGAGAAACCCTCGCGCTAAAGGCGATGGATGCGGAGCACAAACAATATTGGATTGATTACTGATCCACTCTGTTTTGCTCTGGGCAAATTTGCCTAAGAGTAAAAAGACACATGTCGGATTATTAACACTAATATAATGGATGACATCATTTGTGAAATCTTCCCACATTTTCATATGAGATCCAGGATTGCCATCTTGAACGGTGAGAGAACAATTGAGAAGGAAGATACCTTCTTCTTTGAACCAGCGTTCCAAATTCCCATTATCAAACTCATAATTACGCTCAGGGAAGCAGGACTTTAGTTCTTTGAAAATATTGCGCAAACTTGGCGGGATTCTTTCTTTAGATGGAACGGAAAAACTTAGGCCGTGAGCTTGACCAGGTGCGTGATATGGGTCTTGGCCAAGAATTACAACTTTGATTTTGTTGAGGTCTAATTCAAATATGCGAAAGACTTGATGTTTTGGAGGATAGATTTGCTTTGATGGACACAAATGTGCGGTTGCATATAAGGGGTCTAACTCAAAGGAATATTGGTTAAATAAAGGGTGCCACGATGGGTGAATTTGGTCTAATGTGTGACTTTGGTCTAATGTGTGACTTTGGTCTATTGTTTCACTTTTATCCATTTTGGTAATACTAATATAGTTTGGTTGTTTTTATAATAAAATTTATTCAATTTTATTATAATTATAATATTCTAATATTTCCTCTGTTTCTTGGATTTTCTATGCTTCTTGGATTTTCGGTATTTCTTGTATTTTCTATGCTTCTTGGATTTTATGCCTCTTGCATGACTCTCTGGTATTATAACATCCCAAGGTAAATTTTCTATTTCACCATTTTTCCACATAATATCACAAGTAAGTGGTTTTTTAGATTTCCACACATTCCCCATAGAATAACACTCAACTATATTCCCTATTTCTCTTCCTCCTCTATGTCTTTCTACATTTATTTCTTGACCTGCATAAAAAGGACATTTTATAGGTACAGCCATTTATATATAAAATATATTATTTATAATTTTATAGAATTTTATAATTATTAACATCTGATGTTCTTATTTTTGCGAAAAAAGAATACTTGGTTCCAGATTTATATTTGCATTTTTCACTCTAAACAGTCGGCATAAAGGTCTGACCAAAAGCATTCATTTTCTCCAACTTATCAATTGTTTTATCTAAATTAGATTTTCCTCCATTCTTGAACAAATAATCTGTATTGGGTGAATGTTCATTCTTCTTGATTTGTTTATAAATTCCGTCTATTTTCTTAACAATTCCACCAACAATTTCTTTTTCTTTCAACAACTCTTCATTTTGATTCAAATTCTCAGTCAATATGCTAATAGCGAAATAAATCAAATACCTACGCCTTTTTCCACAACTATTGCTGTATTTTAAAGTGAACAAAGAGAGAAGACTATTCATAAGTTTTTTAATAAAAGGACTCGCATTGGACGCAGACTTGAGTAAGGCATCCCATATTAACCAAACGAGATCCATTTGATCCTTTTGATTCACAGGCATTTTTTGACGGCGCCCACATTTACATTTTTCTTTTTTGGACTTGCATATGCTTTCGTATTCAAGAATCCATTCCACCCAGTAACAAGCGTCAATCGTGTTTTTCACATCTTTGGACAAATTGTAAGCGAATTCGTTTACAGCAATGAAGAGTTCCTTGGGATCTTCACTTATAATAATTTCTTCTCCATAAGAGACATTGGGAGCCTTTAACATATTCGCAATTTGGGTCATTTCAAATTCATTTTTCTTTACTTTTATCTCGTCAAAACTGTGTTTACGTTTTGCATAACAAAGAATACAAATGACTTCGCAAAAAAGACGGCGGATTTTATCGTTGTTGCGCATTTTGATTTCGTGACCATTATAGCCATTGGTAATGATCTCTTTGAAATTCATTATTCGCATTTCCAAATAAATAGCCAATTTAGGATTGCCTAGATGTATGTACTTACTATAAAAGAAAAGAATAATTTCCCATAAATCGCTAAAATGACCTGAACATATAAATTCGGCGCTCCAATAACAAGCGGGTTCTATTTTAGACTTTACTAAGTTATTTAGTAATTCTTTTTTAGCATCGGTTTTTTTGAATTCAGAAAAGGTGATACCTTTGAAATCTTTTTGTTCTCTAACATCATTAATTTCGCAATCCGACATATAATTAAAAAATATACAAAAAAATAATAAGAACAACATATATATGAAAACCATTCTGAAATCATTCAAATATATTACAAACCTCTATAATAAATTGAGCAACTGGGGTAAAGTAATTGTAGTTGTTGTCATTTTATTGATCTTTGTGTCATTATATAAGAAGAAGGAAGGCTTCCAAGAGTCAAAGGAATTTATTTTCAAGGATAGCATTGAAATATATGATGATTTTTATGCAAATATTTATGACTATTTGGTATACAATAATGTCAAAAATGAATACGAAATTGGTCAAATTATTAATCAAACAACGCCAACTAGTGAAAGTATCATATTAGACATTGGTTGTGGAACAGGGAATCACGTTGCATCAATTAATCATCGCGGTTATAAAACAGTTGGGATGGATAACTCGGCAGCTATGATCGCCAAGGCAAAAGAGAATTATCCTGACTATGATTTTGTTCAAGGTGACGCAATGAACGCAATGGAATTTCAACCAAATAGTTTTACTCATATTATTTGTATGTATTTCACTATTTATTATTTCAAAGATAAGATGTTATTTTTCAATAATGCTATGAAATGGTTAATGCCAGGCGGTTATTTAGTAGTGCACGTGGTAGATCCGGATATGTTTGATCCAATTATTCCACCTGCAAACCCACTTTTGATGTTGTCCCCTCAACGTTATGCTAAAGAGCGTATTACATCAAGTAATGTTGTATTTAATGACTTCAAATATAATGCTAACTGGGAACAAGATAATTCCACAGGATCAGCCAAATTTGTGGAGAGTTTCAAAAGCAAGGATAGTGGTAAAATTTTCCGAAAACAAGAACATAAATTTTATATGGAATCTGAGTCCAAGATTATTAACTTGGCCAAGGACTGTGGGTTTATTGTATTGGGTAAAATTGATTTAATTAAAGCTGGTTATGAATATCAATATTTGTATATATTCCAGAAGCCCGAATAAATAAGCCTCCCCTGCTTAATTCGGGAGCTATTCTCAAATAATCCATTCTATTTTTATTCCATTTGGCTCCGCCTTTCTAAAAGGTGGATCGGATTAATAATAATAAAATAATACAGAATACAATCATCATATATTATTTTGTTATTAGCGATTTCTCAATAATATAGTATAAAGATAATTGTTCTTTATTAAAATAATGAACAATAAACAAATCTGTTTCACTCTTTCATTATTAATACCTTCTGCACTTGAAGAAGGACTAAGGATTACATCAAATATCGGCAATATGGGATTCAATGGAATTCTTTTAGATATTTATCATAAAAGAAATTTTGTATATATTTCAATCCCTGTATGTATTGTTAGTAGTATTTTTGGTTATGGTATTTTCGGTGTTGGGATTATGACAACTTCCCTGTTTTTTTATGTAAGAACTTGCAATAAATGGTATCCATTTTTTAGTTCTTTATATCGTTAGATGGTAATAATTTAAAGATTTTATTTTATAAATAGTAGATGGATCAAGAAGAAGAGAATCAACAACAGCAACAACATATTCAGGAAAAAAGAAAGCATTGGGTTATTTTTAAAGAAGATGGTAATGAAACCGAACCGTTTCTATGTGATTCTGAATTAGTATATGACGATAATCAACATTGCATTATCCATAAAAAAATAATCACTGTTGACATCTTTCATATTGATTTGTATATTACATATAAAAACAAAGACGGAACTGGGAACTGGGAATTTGTAAGAGGATTTTTATATAAAAACAACGAAGAATATGTAATCAAATCTTTTGTAATGTTTAAATCGCTTCAAAGAGGCCAGTTTGGCTATGATAATGTAGGTATTTGTGAATATGTTAAAAAATAAGAACCTTTGCGTTTTGGGTCCACATCAACTTTTCAAAAAAGTTGAGGAAAACGTTTTACTAATATTTGGCTCTCAGCTTCGCTTACGACTTTTTCTAAAGGTGAATAAGGTGGTTATGCGTTTTGGCTTCACCTTTTTTAAAGGTGGATTATAATATGTACTGGTATCATGCCTTATTATATTTTTTATTAGCGGTTATTCTTATTATTTTGGTTTTTTTAGCTTATGTAAAAGCAAAATTCAAATTTTGGGCAGAGCAACCTGTTTTCCACGCATATGATATCAAATACTATTTTTGGGGAGGTGGGGTCATAATGGAAGATCTGCCTCCAAAGAACAAGTACACCAATTTCAAGCAAATTGAAACGCTCACTTATGGTAAAAATTTGTCAGAAATTCAATTCACCAAGTTCCTCCATTTTATCCAAGCACATTATTTGCAAAATAAGCAGAATAAATTTATGCCGACGAAGGAATCCATTTCACCTTATTTTGAAGGGCATAATCATCCTTGTTTTTTCACTTTTTATAATGATGACGAATTATTAATGGACTCAAAAAAAGGCACTATTGTAGAAGATAAAAAGATCAAATCGGTTATGACTGGGCGCCCGATTCAAATAGTGATAAATAAAACATATACATCCAGGAAGGCCGGATTTTTTGATGCCTATTATATTGATTACTTATGTGTTGACATAAGCAGTCGGAAGAGTGGTATTGCACCTCAGGTAATTCAAACCCACGAATACAATGCCCGACATTTGAATCACAATATTAAAGTCAGCATTTTTAAGCGCGAAGGTGAGCTTACAGGAATAGTTCCATTGTGTGTATATACTACATATGGGTTTCCTATGAATGGATGGGTTCAGCCGAATGACTTACCTGCAAATTATAGTTTGATTGAATGTGGACCTAATAATATGCACCACTTGCTGGATTTTTTGAAGGGCCAAAGTGCTTTGAAAACCTTTGATATTGAGATGATGACCAGTCCTGCAAATTTGTTGGAGCTGATTAAAACCAAAAATATTACTATTTATATGGTTCTTTGCGAAGATCAGGTACAATGTGTTTATTTTTATAGGAAAACCAATACATTTATTGAAGATGGCATTGAGGGATTATGCTGTATTTCTTCTGTGAAGGCTGCAGATTTGGACAATGAAATATTTGTACACGGATACAAGGTGGCATTATGGAAAATATGTGCTGACTCTAAGACACTGCGATTTGCAGTGGTTGAAGATATTTCACATAATAATGCCATTATAGAGAACTTAAAAAAACGCACTACTCCTACTGTTGTTTGTCCTTGTGCTTATTTCTTCTATAATTTTGTTTATTCAACATTTCATTGTTCTAAAGTATTTATTGTGAATTAATGGTGCTTTCTCTTATATGTTTTGGATTTCTTTGCCTTATTAGATTTTTTATGCTTCTTATGAGTTTTGTTATTCTTTTTATTTATTTTTCTAGTTTTAGATCTTTTCTTGAGACCAAGGGCCTTAGTACCCTCAATGGGTTTCCCAATAACGCCTTTAATTTCAGGATATTCGGGAATGTAATTTTCAATAATTTTATATTCTGGAGGAGTATCTAAATCTTTTTCATCTAAAATTTCAGTTTTCGGTTTTCCTTTATCTATAATTTGTGCACCTCTTTTTTGCTTTCTAGTTCCAATTTTAAACCAAGACATATATTATAAAATAATATTATTAATTTTTGTAATATTATTTTCTTATTTTTTCACGCGTCTAGATTTAGATTTAGAATTGTGACTTTTTTTATGATGTTTCACTTTCTTTGTACTCTTTCTTCTCATTTTGAGGCTTTTCTTATTACTATCTTTCTTTTTATGCTGTCTATGTCTTTTATACGTTCTCTTTTTATGACCAAGACCTTTTCTATTCATTTTTTCACTCAAAACTTTAATTTCATTTTCTAAAATTGCAGCTTGAAGTTCACCAACGTGGTGGCGTGACTGTGAATTTGAATGTAATCCAATTTTTCCTTGACGTCTAGCTAGACTTGAAGTAAGCTCACTCATTTCTTCTTGTGCAGCTGTACGTTGTGCATTTTTAACTAATTCTGCTGCAGCACTAGCAGAAGCAGCAGCAGAAGCCCGTTCTTGTTTTCTAAGTTGTTTTGCTTGTTTTCTTCGTTCTATATCTCTCTCTAATAATGCTTTTTTTTCGATCATTTCTTTCTCAACATCAATTCTTTTTCTAAGTTCAAGAGGGGTCAATGCCGCTAATTTTAATTGCCCTTCTTCGGACGTTATTGATATTGCCTCATCTGCAGTAAAAGGTCTTTCAACCATAGCATCACGATCTGATTCTATTTCTACATCACTGCTACTACTACTTTCTTGTGCTCTTGCGATCATCTATAATATTAGCGGACATATTTTCCTACACGCGCAAAAGAATCCACAATAAAAATGATGAAGATTCCTAAAAAAGAATACAAAATCACTTCTTCTGTTACATTACCAGTTCGCTCATCTTGTTGCTCCTCTAATAGCTTGATCATATAGTTCAACTTTTCCATCAACAAGTCATTTTTGTCACCTGACATCATAGTAGACATAGGCGATGATCCATAGTTGGGCATATTTGAGCTGCTCTTCCCGTACATTTCGCTATAATTCGGCATAAATCTTTGAAAATCGCTTGTAACAGTTCCACTTCCTAATTCTCCTGAATTAGATCGGTTTCCATTTTCCATATCGTTCAAATATTGTGTATTGGATCCTTGAGAAGGTTGACCAACAAACATACTCATAAGGCCATTGGATGGTTGCGAATTTTCCTTCAATCTGGTTTGTTCCACACCAGAAGATTCTGGGGGAGGAGGTGGATTAAAATCTGCTAATGGTTCATCTTCTGCTGGCAAATTATGGATAGACTGAAGAACAGAATTCACTCTTTCGGAATAATTGTTTTCTTTAGGAGATGCTGAAGGCATACGCTTTTGTGTTTTATTTAAGGCGCGTTTTCTGCTAATTGGATCATTCTCCTTATTAACTACATTTATATCATTATCAAATGGTGCTGCATACATTGCTAAAGACATTCTTAATAAAAATTAAGATAATAATTTGAAAACAATTGCAAATAAAAATATACTCTTTATTTATATATGAATTTTGAAAAGCTCATTTCCAAAAATAAGAAGAACCTTGGGATTATTTTAGTTGTGGTTTTATTCTTATATTTTCTCACCATTCCAAATAAGGTGAATTTTTTGTATAGTACACCTTTAGGTCGCGCTTACCTAATTGCACTATTAATTTTAGTTTCTAGTTACAACTGTTATTTAGGGCTTTTGACAGTTGTATTAGTTGCGTTAATCCATAATAGTACCGACACGGTTTTTGAGAATTTCCAAGAAGGTGCTGATTCTGAAGATAAAGAAGAGAAGAAAGAAGATTCTTCAGTATCTGGTGCATTGCTCGGAAAACTTGGTTTGAAAAAGGAAGAAAAGAAAGAAGAAAAGGATGAAGAGAAGAAAGAATCATTCAACATTCTAGGTAAAAAAATAGAACTAGGAGGTTTAATGAGAAAGCCTGTTCAATCAAAACAGACAAGTGTTAACAAAGATGCTTTTTCTTTAAAAGGTGGAAGTCCTGCACCTGCTTTTCCTGGAAAAGAAGCATTTGAAGGTCTAGGATTTTCTGAATTCAAATAAAAAATCTGTATATAATTATATGAAGAAAATTAACTCATTTAATTATATTCCTTTTTTTATATTCATCACTATTGCGGCATTTTTAACAGCATTTGTTTATCTTCAATTGATGAAGGATATTAATAGTCCTGCAAATAATAAGGAAGGATTTACTATTCCTAAGATTAATTCTGTTGTTCGCCCAATGATTCGTAATACCAGATTATCTATTAATAGAAATGTGAATTCGTTTAGTACAAAGGTAGATAACTATTTGAGGAAAAACAAGTGGATCGGATAAAGAATGGGAGAATAAAGGATGGGAGAATAAAGGATGGGAGAATAAAGAATGAGAGAGTAAAGAATGAGAGAGTAAAGGATGAGAGAGTAAAGGATGAGAGAGTAAAGGATGAGTATAAGATCTTAGTTAAATTTATTATATCATAGTAATTTAATAGAATGGCAAGAAAATCAAGAAAAAATAGAAATAATCCAAGTTTACCAACTCCTACTGCTCAAGGCGCACCGTCAAACCCAATGTTTCCTCAAGCTGCGTCTCATCAAAGTAGCGGTGTCAGTTTTTTTCAAAATCCATTAAGGTTTTTACACGATCACATTCAATATTTAAATTCTAGTAAGTTTTTTGCGGGAATTGTTATGATACTGCTTAACGTAGGATCTAAATTTATTAGTATCCAATTTAGCAAATCCACAGAAGAATATTTGAAGTTTTCTCTAAGTAAGCAACTGCTAGTATTTTCAATGGCATGGATGGGTACTCGCGACATTTATGTTGCTTTAGGATTAACTGCAATATTTGTTATTTTATCCGATCATCTCTTTAATGAAGAAAGCAGTTATTGTGTTGTGCCATACAAATATAGAGTTCTTGATAAATTAATTGATACAAATGATGATAAAGTTATTTCTGATTCAGAATTGAATTCGGCTATGGCAATCTTAGAAAAAGCAAAGAAGGATAAAGAAAAGAGACAACAGAAAGATACATATGCCAAGTTTTTCAACTATGATATTGTTAATAACACTCCATAAACCCATATTAAAATAATAAATATTTTAGGTTTCTTATGTAATAAACAAAGAATAATATTCTTTATCTATTATAAGTATATGTCTACTACAACTTCTGATAAAAAAACAAAAGATAGTACACCCAAAAAAATGCCAATACCAAATACATTAACTGTATTTATTAATACAAGAGTTAGGAATTTTCCAAAAATTAAATATGAACCCAATATGACAATTCCAAATTCAAAAAGTCAAAGCGTTTTTTTTGATCCACTTATCAAACTAAACAGATCTGTTGCAAGAAGGTTGCCAGTTGGTGCGCCGTTGAGTGAAAGATATAGTCAATTTTTCAATAGAAATGAATTTTCAGGTCTCATTTCAAGAACATTGACGAGC